CTTGCCACAGAACTGGGAAGAGCGGGGCGGTACACAGATTAGCCTCTTTGGTGCTGGCGGGATCGGTGACTGGGCCTTAACGCAGACGACGGGGACAGGTTCCCGCTCGTTGGACACCACCTACACGAAGGATGGGCAAAGCGGCAGTCTCAAGATCGTGTGCGATACGGCCTCAGCCGAAATGCGCGTTACGAGGACCAATTATGCCAGCTTCGATGCGACCAACGATTATATGTGGGGGTTTTGGTTCTATGTGCCGACTGCCACGGACCTCGCGAACATTAGCGCGCTGAGTATCCTGGCAGCAACGGATGGGTTCACCTCATTCCAAACTACGAGCATCAACGGCATTAACATGCGGGTAGGGTGGAATTGGGCACCACGTCCGCGCATCGGAACAGTGTGGACGCAGTCTGGTGCAACCCCTTGGAGCGCGAGAACAACTATCCGCTTCACGTTGATTTCCAACGCGAACGGGGGTGCAACGGTCTACGTGGCTGACGCTTGGAGAGGGTTCTGGACGAAGCCTTGGGTGATTTGGACCTGTGACGATTTTCACGACACGCAGTATGCGAGGGCCAAGGATATTTTTTCGACCTACGGGATTCGTCCGCTCGTGTATACCACGGCCAACGAGATCAAGGGAACGCAGGGCCCCGGTCATATGACCGTTGAGCAGGCGCAGGAGCTAGAGGCTGATTACGGCTGGCGCTTCGGGCTGCACGGCGAGGATCATACTGACCTGCTGCAAAAGACGGAAGCCGAAGTGCGCGATCAGCTAGAGGAAAATATCTACCAGTTGCGCCGAGTGTTCCAGCACCCCAGAACCGATCTACTGGCCCTCCCCACGCCAAGTAACCAGCCCACCAACGAAATCGTGGCTAGCGTGGCGGCTTCGCTCGGGATTCAGTCAATCCGTTCTGGCGTGGCCTCGTGTGCGTACACCCACAAGGGCGCGTTCCAGATTGCAGGATCGTACGCGTCAGCTCCAAACTTTATGTACGACATCCCCACTAAGCCCCTGGACGGCCAGACCTTAGCGGGAGTGCAATTGACGTGGATTACTGGGAGCACGTCGGTGCCAGGCCCGCTGATGTGGGGTGGGATTAGTTCGTTTCATTTACACAATCTGGGCGACATGAGCGACCCTGAAGCAACTGGATCGAACCGGATTAAGCAGTCAGACTTTTTCGATATTGTTCGGTACGTGTGGAGATTGGCAAATGCTGGGGTTATCAACCACGGCGGGATGCACGAGTGGTATGACGGCCTCACCAATCCACGAAGGAGACGCTATTGATGATTTACGGACACCGCCGACGTTACGTGTATCTTGGTGATCCTGGGTATATGACAGCATCCCCCCAGGCCATTGATGCCGTTCTGGACCGTATCGACCGGGCCAAGATTACCGATGTCATGCTCATTGTCTGGAACGGGCAGGGTGCAGTCTGGTATCAGCCGAGTGCGAGTGTGGCTGATGTTTCCAGCAATCAAACCTGGGACGCCCTTGCCTACTGGATCAGCCGAGCCCATCGGCGCGGGATTCGCTGTCATGCCTGGTTTGCGGTGGCCTATCGCGTGGCTACGTTTAATGTCTATCCAGCCTTTTCTCCCGCTGGAACTCCTGCCTCAAAATACAACCTTTGGCTTCAACCTGTTCGTGACTGGCTGACGGCGAATGTCAGCGAACTGATGCGCCGGTACGAATGGGACGGCATTCATCTCGACTACATGCGAACGGGTGGCTTGTGGGAAGGGGCAGACGCCGAGGCCCGCTATCTCGCGGATACGGGGCGCAATCTGGTGACAGATAAGGCCGTATGGCTGACCACTCCAGGCAACAGTGGCGGTGGGATTCAGATGAGCAACTGGCTAAAGGCCGCAGTAGAAACCACGATGGATAGTCTGCTTGCCGCCGCACAAGCGCAACGCCCCGGCATTGAGCGTTCGACCTACGGCCTGGGCTATGCCTGTGAATACGATCAAGGGCGGAGGATTCGGGAGTGGTTGGATACCGGAAAAATGGATGTGGCGTTTGCGGAACAATACGGCGATGTTCCGATTCAGACGCAAATTGATAAAGCCTATAACGGCTGGACGGATGGCGTCACAACCGCCGCGCCCATTGCCGCAGGTAAACGGATGGGCATTGCCTTCTCGATTCAAGGTGGGGATGGCTCCTCGGCCTATACGCCTTATGCGGGATCGGTCGTGGCGAACAACTTAAAGCATCATCGAGACTTGTATCCCTGTGCAGACCAAGCTCTCTACGTCTATCAAGGCGGGCCAACTGTGTACCTGACCGATGAGCAAATTGATTGGATGGCGAAAGTCTGATGGCAAAAGTCTTACTCGGCATTCCCTCTGGCGGGAGTGTCAAATCGAAAACGATGATGACGATCATTTCGGTCCTGTCGATGACGCAGCATCGGATCACGGTGGCGAGGCTGACGGATAAACGACGAACGGGATAGGAGGATCTATGCGATTCAAGCAAGTGTTATCGATTCTGTGCCTGTGTGTGATGATGGTGATGAGCGGATGCGTCACGAAGCCAGACGATATTGTGAGTCGGTGGCATACGATCCAGAACGGGCCGATGTGTACGACTGTAGCGGAGGATCAAAGTCGGTTCAATTCCGAGACAGTGGAGCCACGTGCGATTGAATGCCCGTGCTCGCAACTTGTCACAACGAAGAGACTCGTTGTGAAAGCGGGCGAATCTCAGGAGGCGTGGAGCTGCCCGATTCCGGTGCATCTCGCGATGAACAACTCCGTAATGATTGAATCGAAGTCACTCCATCATCGGGCGTCGTTAGCCTCGACATATATCCCGTCGGCAACGGATCTGCTCGGGAATGTGGCGCTTGGTAGCTTTCTCTACGCGGGGCTCAACAAAGTTCGCATGACGCAATCGGTCGGCGGGTTGACCATTAACGAAACCTTCTCCACGAAATACATCGGGAAGTAAGTAAAGGAACGCTATGCGACTATTGATCTGGGCGCTCGCCGGCCTGCTCTACGCCACGGGTGCTCAGGCCGCCGTCACCCTCACCTGGCAACCAAACACCGAAGCAGACCTGAATGGCTATGCTATTCAATATGCAGCTGCATGCGCAGGCCCGTGGACTGACATCGCGACCGTCGGTCTTCACACGACATTCACCGATACAGCGCACGATGATGGCGCCTACCGTATCTCCACCTTCGACAAAACCGGACACAAAAGCACCTTTTCTTCTTGCGCCCGCGTCAGTTTACCACTTGCGATCGTCACCACCGTCATTCCGTCGAGTACTGGCTCGACTGTTCGTTGGACCGGCACAGCGACACGGCTGCGTTACGCCAGCGACGACACGCACGGCTACGTCGAAGTAACCGGTGTTTTACCGACACAAGGCCTTTTTGTGCATACTCGCTCTTGGGGCCGAACGCAGTCATGGGTCTGCTATCAGGTTGAAGACGCCGCGACCGGCCAGTGGACCGAGCCAGGCTGCAACAATTTCAGCAGTGTCGTCTGGGAGCCGAGCCAGACCGATCCGCCCGAGGCACAGCCAGAACCGACACCGCCGATCGCATCCTCACCCTTCATTATCGAAGAACACGACAAGGCTGTGACGTTGACGTATAATGCGATCGACTGCCCGCGCGGAATCAGCCGTTCGACGACAGGTAACAAAATCCGCATCCTGACTTTGACGTGCCTAAAGTAACGAGGAATACCTATGCGACTGCTTGTACGCCTTCTGCTCATCTGGTGTGGTTTTTATCTTCTCGCTGACACACCATCCGGATGGGCTCAAGTATGGCCGAACCGTCCCGCATCTTTTGTCACGGCGCTTGATTGCCCGTTTAATAGCAAGCCGACACCGTCTCGTGACGCAGCTGGCTGTGGTATCGAAAACTTTTATAACGCAGGAGCGATCGTTCAAGACGGTACAGCACCACGGTCTCCGAGTAACGTCTACAAATCGTGGATCTCAGCCGGCCAAAGCACCGGCGGCACTCAACTCAACTACGTCACCTCACAAACCTACCGCGAAATGTACGTCGGGTTTTATTGGCGGACGAACCCAGAATTTTTCGGTCGCCAAGTCGCGAACAAAATGTTTTTCATCCGCGGACCGCAGTCCAACGGCTTTTTCGGTCTCATGGGTGGTCCCGGCGGCGGCAACGCTGCCGGTTCACCGTTTTTCATATTTTTCGGTCCGAACGTCACCAATCAAGTCGGCGTACCAGGCGCCGTAGATAATAGCCATACATGCGGTGGTTCCGGGCTGACCTGCACACCAAATGTCGGCTCAGGTCAAACAGTGCCCACAGGCACCTGGTTTCAAGTCGAAGCATACCTAAAAAGCAGTACTACGAGTACGTCCCGCGATGGCATCGTGCGCTGGTGGGTCAATGGCGCACCGGCCGGCAATTATACCAACATGAATCTATCGGTCGCCGGCTTGAACGAATGGGTCTGGTCTGAAACGTGGGATGGCACCGTCAACCCGCCACCAGCGCAGGAGTGGGCGCACTTCATCGATCACTTGACAATTGCGGTTCCTGGCAGTGGCGTAACGCCAAACCCGGATTCGCCTGCAGGCCCTCCTGCGGCACCCGTCGGGTTAAATGCCCAAAAGGTCACGCAGTGAGCCTATGGCTATGGTGCAGTCTTTTCGTATTTTGGTGTCTGGCAACGAATAGCTGGGCCGCTGACGTCGTTGTCTTAACATGGACGCCGAATACCGAAGCAGACCTCGCTGGTTATCGTGTTGAACGTGCTTCATCGTGCAACAGCACCAGTTGGTCATCGATCGGTACTGTGACAACGGCGACGATGACAGATACCTCGCCGCTTTCGCCAACATCAGCTTATCGCGTTCGAGCTTTCGACGTCGTAAGTCAAATCAGCGCGCCAAGTGCGTGTGTCCAAGTGACGATTTCGGCACCGACGCCGCCGACGCCTCCGCCACCACCACCGACGGCACCGCCGCCACCGCCGCCTCCGCCTTCAGACGGCTACAGCATTGCTTCGGTCAGCCCATCAGCAACAACGATTTTGGTCAACAATTCAGCCAATATCGTCTTTACGCTCAACGCAGCCGCGACGTCGAATTTTGCCATTCCGATTTCCGTCGGCAATCCAGAAGCTATCACGGTCGGTGCCAGCAATTGCGTCGTTCTCACCGGATCGCGTACCTGCACCGTCGCAGTGACGGGTCTTGCCGCAGGCATTAGCACCGTGACCGGGACGGTCAACGGTGTTGGAACCGCCAGTGTCGTCACCGTCACCACGGCAGGTAGTGGCGGCGGAAGTCAACCGCTCTCACCGCCGGTGCTGCTATCGCCATCGGCCAGCGCCGTCTTCGACAGTACCACCACGACTGTCACATTCACCTGGCAAGCGATGGCCGGTGCCGCAAGTTACCGTTTCCGCCTGCTTGACGAAACTGACGGAACCGTCAACACCAGCGTACTTTGCCCGGGCGTCAAAATCTGTCTCAACGACTTGGCAACGACGAGCACCGGTCCGCATGCCGTCACCGCCGGACACAACTACAGCTGGTGGATCCATTGGGTCAACAGCAGCGGTACCGTCAGCGAAGCGTCCGGCCGGACGTTCAGCGTCAACAGCGGCAGCGGCGCTCCCGCACCGCCGTCTGTTCGCCTGATTGCCACCGCCGCCGACGTCAGCACCGCCTCGATCGAATGGGACGCCGTCGCTGGTACCGCCAACTATAAGGTCTACCGCCGGGCCGAAGATGAAACGTCCTGGACGTTCATCGCCACCACGTCAGCGACCAGTACGACGGTCGCCATCCCGGGGGCCGGCACATACCTAATCCGTGTCAATATCACACTGACGAACGGAACTGAAATCGACTCGACGAAAGGTGTTTGGGTCACCCGATAGGGCTTGGCAGTCGCGTGCTTTTCTGGCACACTAGGTACAGATTTTCACGCGGGGGGCGTTACGTATGACATCACGACCTGACAGACATGGCAGTTTTGAGGCACAAGCCGGTCCGGCCGCATTCAAAGCCACCGGAAGTACAGTCATCAATGTGCTCTTAGCGATCGCAATTATCGCCATGTCGTTTTACGGCGTGTGGACGATCAACCAACAGACCATGATGATTCATCAAGAGCATTATGCGATTATGCTGAATCTCGGTCAGTTGTCGCGTGTCAGCGAAAACGTCTTCTTAAGTAATGTCCTGCCAAACGAAGACAAAAAGGACTTTCCGTCATACCTCAAAGACCGGGCGCGTGAAATCATCGAAAATCGTGCCGCTGCGCTTACCGATACCGTAACAACGAAAGGTACCGTGCCATGATGCAACGACTGCTTGGCCCTTCTTGGCGTACCACGTTATCCGGGTACTTGATTTCAATTTGCGGCTCAACAGGTATCGCAGACGAAATCAACCCATTTTTGCCTGATCGCGTTCGTTATGGCTTACATGCCTTCTGTTTGCTCTCTGTGACATTCGGCTTAATCGCAGCAAAAGACGCTCGGGCAACACAGACACCGGCATCAGCGCCCGCCGTCACCGAACAACAACACAAACCGTAGGCTTACTATGGCCTGGACTGACGGCTTTGGAACATTCAATCGCTTATACGACTGGCTTGCGTCCTTATTTGGTCAAGACGCACGCCGAGATCGCCGTATCGCCGTCCTCCGTGCAGAAATAAGGACGTGTCTGTATGAAACGCACGATGTGGTTCGTCTTCGTCAGCTTCGGGCTGAGCTTGACCGCGTGCTCGACGACGTACGTCGTCGTTGATCCGGAATGCGAAAAAGCAATTGTTCGGCCGCCGGACGTCGACTTTATTCGCACCTGGGCACCGACGGCCGACATTGGCGACATTCTGATTTCCGGCGATTGCTACTTACGTCGTATTGACGACACCATCGAAATCATCCGCATTCGCAGCAAAGGCACGTCATAATGGCGACATTGAATGATCTCGTCATCCGGGTGCAGAAACTGCTGGGCAGTGACCCGTCACTCGGCAGTACCGAAGTCGAATCCATGGCGCAGACGCGCTATGAGCACATCTATGAGACGTTTCTGTGGAGCCGCAAGCTGCGCGACTTCATCATTCAGACGGTTGCGCAAGTCAGCAGCGACAGTACCAATACCGTAACGGTGACGAATGGTAGTTCGTTAATCGCCAGCGTCGGTACACCGTTCAGCGCCGCCATGGTCGGGCGTCAAATCCAGCTCGGCAGCGAGCTGCAGTATTACTTCATCAACAGTGTGCCGCTCTCAGGACAGCTTGAACTCGGCGACGGCGAAGGAAATGCTGTGACGTGGGTTGGCGCGACCGCGAACGGCGTCAGCTGGCGGATCTTCCAGACCATCTATCTGCTGCCGGACGGCGCCGATGCTATCTATAGCTTAAGCGGTCGTACGCAATTGACGGAACTCGACGGCGGTCGCGACGCGCTCGACCACTCAGATCCGTATCGACACGAAACAGACACGGATCCGCGTTATTGGTTGTACGCCGGTGAATCCAGCTTGAGCGTCAAAGAAATTGAACTTTGGCCGGTGCCGACCGCAGCCCGGCTACTGCGTGGCCAGTACATTCGTCGCGCGCCAACGCTGGCCAGTTTATCGACCATCGACATCAGCGTCCCGTACCTGACGTTCGCCGTCACCGCTGACTGCTGCGGCATGCTGCACGCAAAGACCGGTGATCAGTCGTGGGCCACGTTGCAGCTGTTCTATGAACGTAAGGCGGCCGAGGTCGGTGCCGACGTTATGCCGACAGAATTAACGCGCTTGTCTCTGCCACGGACCATCGCCCGGGCACCGCGAATTTCTGGCTTAGGTATGACTGACTATGGCGTGAGTCACCATCTCGATGGCGAATAAACACCGCATCGAAGACTATCACCCAGAAGACTACAATGGTGTCCGCTACTGGACACGGGCTGAAATTGACGCTGTCTTTACTGCCGACTATTTGGACCGTCTCCGGCAAGCTTGTCGCCACGTGGCTTTGGCCCACCGATTCGGCTGGGGGTTGGTCGATCCCGCGTCCCTTGGGCCTCCGCGCCGCCGACCTAAACGTAAGGAGTAATACGTGAGTCTTCCAAATAAAATAAATCCGGCTGATCCGTCTGGAAGCGCAGACCCTGGGACGTTGGATACGATTATTCAAGATTTCAAAACAGCGGTCTTGGACATTCTCGGTATCACCTCAAACACGAACATCAGTGCGGCGGCGTTGTCGATCACGGCGACAGGCCTGCAAAAGGCGATCTTTCAGAACACCGCGGCGAATCCGTCGGCTGCAGGCGAAGTGCAGCGAAACAGCACCTCGTTGAAGTATTACGACGGATCGGCGGTACAGACGCTGACAACCAGCGATCAGGCGCAGACGTTGACGAACAAGACGCTCACGGCGCCGATTGTTACGCCGACGCAAGAAGCCAGTCTGCCGGCCGCCGGTAGCGAAGGCAAAGTCATTTGGCTGGATGATGGCCCACAGGGCCTGGTCGGTGACTTCGGCAGCGCCGTTGCGCACCTGTTCGGCTACAACTGGATCGCCAACGCGTACTCGACACTCAATGCCGCGTTGACTGCCATCAGTACAACGCAGGCGACATTAGTCATCGGCAAATCGTGTGCGGTCACCAGCAGTGTGACGGTTCCGGCGAACGTCACCCTCGACTTTCAAGGTCAAGGCGTTCTGGCAATTGCCAACGGTGTGACACTGACGATCAGCGGACCCATCAAGGCGCCGCGCCGGCAGATTTTCACCTACACAGGCACCGGTGTCGCCGTCCTCGGCAATACGAATTATCAGACGTGGGTCTACCCTGAATGGACTGGTGCTGGTGTCGGTGTCGCCGCTGCCGCCAATCTCAACAACATCAACAATGCGATTCTGCTGTTTCCAGCTGGAGGGAGCGGCACCATCGATTTTGCCGGTGGAATCTACGACATCGACGACCAGATCGTCACGGCCGGGCGCCATCTGTGGTTCAAAGGCGCCGGGACGTACGCCACCATCCTGAAACAGGCGACAGCGTCCAGCTTAGTACACGGCATTCGTGTCACCGGCACAAGTAAGTTCCTGCGCGTCAGCGACTTATCGATTAATATGGCGGTTGCCCTGTCAGCTGATAACGGCCAAAAAGCCATCACCGTCGACGCGAATAACGCCAGCCATTGGACCAGCACTGCTGGCTTCGTCCTCGACGTCAGCAACGTCAATTCAGACGGCTTCAACTTCGGTGTGTATGTCGACGGCGGCGTGGACCAGGCGGTCTACCTGGCGTCCGTCACCGGCTGCAACATTCGCTGCACGACGATCGGCTCCGGCAACCCAGTCAGCAATTGTGTCACCCTGAGCAACTGCTTGGTCGCCACGATCGACGGCAATCTGTTCGACAACAACACCCAGGGGGATCATGCCGTCTACTGCCTGCAATCCAGCGGCTTGTTCATCCGCCAAAACCGGATCCGCAATTCCCTCAGTGAAGGCATCAAGGTGACGCACTTTACTGGCGGCGCTGGCAATGACGACACGCAGATCTGGTCTGTCACGCACAACGACATTCGCGATTGCGACGGCGCCGCCACCATGCAGACCGACAGCTTCAACCACGCCCTGATGCAATTTGAATATAACTACTGCGATACGATAGGCGACGCCGGCAGCAGCAACAGCGCCGTCACGTTCGTCGCCGCAGAGACGACCGGAGCTAGCCGCATCAAGAACATCGCCTTCGGGCACAATACGATGAAGGACCTGCAGGCGCGGGCCTTCTACTTTAGCGCTGGGGCTTCGTCCGCTATCGACTATGCCAGCGGACCCGACCTGCACATCGTCAACTGGGGTATCGAGTCGGCCGGCACGTACCGCGCGATCGACGCCGACAGCAGCGGGACCAAGCGCAAGGCGTACTTCAGCGGCTACTTCGACGGGAACAGCAATGGGCGATCGGTTAGCGGGCCCTTGGGCCTGGCCGCCAGCTTCGCCGACGTGGACGTCGGCCCGCTGTACATCACCGGCACCACCGTCATCGAGAACAACGACAAAAAGACCATCATGGGCTCATCGCTCTCGACCGGTCGTGTGCCAGCCGTGGCCTACACCAGTGCCACCAGCGCCAGCACGATCGCCAATACCACCGAAACCGACCTGCAGACCTACACCCTGCCGGCCAACACCCTGGGTGCTAATGGACGTGGCTTGCGCATTCGTGCCTGGGGCGACTTCGCTGCCAACGGCAACACCAAGACGCTCCGGTTGTACTTCGGCGGCACGGTCATCCAACTGAACGCCACGACGACCGCCCCCAACAATATGGACTATGTCATCGAGGCGGTGATCCTGCGCATCGGCGCCAACAGCCAGACCTACGGCTCCTTCATGCTGGTCGAAACACAGCCGCAGAGCACAACGTCGACCTCGCTCGCCATCACCGACACTGCCAGCATCGTCATCAAGGTGACGGGCCAGAACGGCACAGCCAACGCTGGCGACATTACCTGCCGCGCCATGACGGTGGAGGTGCTGTAACGTGCCTCGCGGCAAGATCAAACACCAGCTGCTGCAGTACCCCGGCGGGATCCGCGAAGACCTGAATTTCGCCGCGATTCCGCCCGACAGGTGGCTCTCCAGTAACAATTGGCTGATCCGGGATGGTGAAGGCCGGCCACGGCCCGGCTACACGCTGCTCGCGACCACCGCAGACGAAAAGCGCATCATCGGCATCGGCTATCGCGGCAGCCCGCTCGACGGCACCAATGTCGTCGTTCACACGACCGACAATGCGTACTCGTACAATGGTACGGTCCTGACGGCGATCACCGGCATCTGGAATGCCAGCAGCGCAACCCAGCCGGTTCGATTCGCCAGCTACGTCCAGTCTGGTACGACTTATATCCTTCGCGTGAACGATGCGAACAGTGTCCACGAATGGGACGGCGTTGGCAGCGACTTTGTCCAAACAGGCGGCACCCCACCGGCCAGCGCCCGCGACATTTGCGTCACCGGCGGCCGCGTCATCCTGTTCCGCCCCGGCGGCAACGACTACCGCGTCCAGTGGTCCGGCTTTAACAACCGGGCCAGCTGGGGCGTCAACGACTACGCAGAACTGCGCGATACGCCAGGGGTGGTGACGGCCGGCCGCCCGCTCGGCCCAAACAGTTTCGCCGTCTACAAGGAGGACTGCGTATACGTCGCCTCCCTGCAGGCAGCATTGCAGCCGTTCCAATTCCAGTTTGTCGGCCGCACCAGCGGCCCGGCCAGCGCCTCCGCCCTCATCGAACAAAACGGCATCCACTACTGGCTCGGCGAAGACGGCAACCTGTACCAGTTCGACGGCAACCGGATCCAGCCGTACGGCGAACCGCTGGCCGACACGCTGAAGCAGCAATTTTCGATCAGCGAACGTCGTCGATCATTCGCTTTCAGCGTCAGCACGCAGGAGCCGGAGATCTGGTTCGGCTACCTGAAGGCCGGCACCAGCGATACTGTGCGGGGCATCAACCAAAACCTGAAGACCGGCGCCTTGTTCTCGCATACGTTCAGTGACGAGATCACCGCGGCCGCCGAATGGCTGACACAGTCGACCAGCACCATCGACAGCTTGACGAATTACAGCGCGACGATCGACGGCTTGACGAGCGTTTGGGCCAGTATCGACGCGATGTCCGGCGAAGGCATCGGCGTCCGCAGTGTGTTGTTCGGCGACAGCGGTGGCAACCTGTACGCCTTCGGCCAGGCGCAGAACGACGACGGCACCGACATCACCTGGCACTTCGAACACGGCTGGCAGGCGCCCGCGCAGGTCGGCACCCGCATGTACTGTGACGGCATCGTCAGCTATTGGCGCAAGATGACCGAAGCGCTACCGGTCACCGTCTCGTTGTCAGTTACCGACAGCCTCGGCGACGTCGAAACGCCCCAAACGAAATCATTCACGCTCGACCAGAACAGCGAGCACCTACTGACGTTCCCGAATACCCGTGGGCAGTTTTGGAAGGTCAAACACAGCGGCAATGCTAGCCGGAGCACGATGCGCCACCGCGGCGCCGCACTGATGGGTTGGCCGATCGGGATGGTCTGATGTCGCACGAAGTCAGCGAAACAGTCAGCTTGTTCGGCGGACCCGAGGCGATCAACGTCTCCGGGCACACCGGTGCGCCGCTGCCGATCTCCTGGCCGTTCGAATCGCCTACGTATCCGACGCTAGGTATTGCTGACGCCGCCGCCGAAGCACGCAGCAACCTGTTCGGTCAACTGGTGCAGGCGATGCAAGCGCAGTCGCCGCAAGCCGCCCGGCTCGGCCTGCCTGTACCCTTCGTGTTGCCAATCACGCCGTACGACGCCAACGCCGCCCGGCACGAAATGGAGCCTCATGCCAGCCGTCGATAGCATCAGCACTACCAGCAGTAGCGGCTCAGGACCCTTTACATGGTCCCATACCTGCGCAGGATCCGATCGCCTCTTGCTGTTGTTCGTCGCGCATTACCACAGCTCAAATACGATCAGCAGTGCGTCATATAACGGCGTTTCCATGACGGCGGTGACGAATGGCGCTGCGGTCACCGGTTCCGGCTATCTCTGCTTTATCACGACGTTTTATCTTGTCGCACCGGCGACCGGCAGCAACACCGTGTCTGTAACACCTTCAGCCGGTTTGTTTGACTTCGGCGCTTGCGCTATTTCGCTTTCTGACGTACACCAAACGGTGCCGTTAGGCACTGCGGCAAACGCCACCGGATATGACACTACGCCAACGGTGACGGTATCGTCCGCCACAGACGAACTCGTCGTCGATGGTCTTGTGATCATGAACAGCGGGACGCTTACCGTCGGCGCCGGGCAAACACAACGCTGGAATACCCCGACGGTAAATGCGTTCATTAGCTATGCCGGCAGTACCGAAGGCGGCGCCGCCAGCACCACGATGTCGTGGTCGAATTCCAGCAGCCAGACATGGGCCATCGTCGCCGTGCCGATCAAGCCGACGGCCGGCGCGCCCGCGACCAGCATCGTGCCCCATCAAGCCTACTATCGCCGAAGGAGAGCCGCATGAGGTATTTGAAGCAAAGCACGTCCGTTGATGTGCCTATAGGCCCGTTTCTCGACGAAGTCGACGCTCGTACACCCGAGACGGCCCTGACGATTACCCAACCGGACATTCGCCTGAAGAAGAACGGCGCCAACTGGGCTCAGAAGAACGCGGCCCAAACACTGTCGCACGAGGAGAACGGATTCTACGAAGTGACGCTCGATGCGACCGACACGGGCACGCTCGGGCTGCTGAGGCTCGCCGTCTTCGAATCCGGCGCCCTGCCTGTCTGGGAAGACTTCATGGTCGTCACCGCGAACGTCTACGACTCGCTGTTCAGCACTGACGTCCTGGACGTCAGCGTCACACAGGTGAACGGCACCGCTGCGCCGAACCTTGTCGGTGGTCGTTTCGACGCCTCTGTCGGCGCTATGGCCGCAGGCGTCATCACCGCCGCCGCGCACGCCGCCGGCGCGATCGATGCCGCTGCCATCGCCGCGGACGCCATCGGCGCCAGTGAGCTGGCGACCGACGCCGCGAATGAAATCGCCGATGCGCTGCTCGACCGCGCCAATGCCATCGAAACCGGCTTGACGCTGCGCCAGGCGCTCCGGCTGATCGCCGCCGCCGACGCGGCCAAGCTGTCCGGCGCAGCTACCACGACGGTCACAATCAGGAACGCGGTCGCCGACAGCAAAGACCGTATCACCGCCACAGTCGACGCCGACGGAAACCGTACAGCCATCACCTACGACCTGACATAAGGCCGCGATGTTTGCACGTCGTTACTTTGCGCCGCGCTACTGGGCCCGCCGGTACTGGGTCGAAGCCAGCGTCGCCCCGGAGACGATCAACGTCCAGGCGACGCCCAAGCTGGCCAGTCACGTCGACTTGCCGCGGCCAGCCGACACCAACAGCGCCTTCGGTCGCTGGGCCGACGACTTGATCCGCCGCTTGCAGCGTGCCTTCGAAACCATCATCTATACGCTCAATGCGGTCTCGATTACAGACGTCCGTGCCAACCGCGTCGATCACGATCTGTTGAACGGCAGCTTTTACACCAGCACGGACGTGGGCATCACGTATGTTGCTCACAATGACGTCTGGTCGCCGGTCAGTAGCCTGTCCGGCCGTATTGTGACGACCGCCGCATTGACCTACACATTAACGCGCCTGGACTCGGTTCTGCTGGTCGACGCCACCGCAGGTGCCGTCACCGTCACTGTTCCAGCCGCCGCCGACTACACCGACCGCCAATGGATCGTTAAGAAGATCGACGCCAGTGCGAACGCCGTCACGCTGGACGCCACCGGTGCCAACACGATCGATGGTGCCGGTACGCTGATCCTGGCCAGCCAATGGGGCAGCACCCGTATCGCTAGCAACGGCACCGCTTGGTTTGTCGTCTAAAACACGCTATACTGGGCCGTGTGAGCACCCTCGTACGTATAACTCGGGAGCAACGACCGGACCTATGGCCAGCCATCGTCGACCGCATCACGGCCTTCAGTTTGCGGTACGGCGCCAAGCCGACCGCCTTTGTGAACAACCTGTGGACATTGTTTGCGGCGCAGTCGCCGCTGCTCGGTGTGTGGGCTTCTCTGCCGCCTGGCGAACTACGACCAAACGGGCACATCGTGACGACCATTGAACCGTTCAATGGCGCGACTGTCGCCTGGGTCCAACAGTGTGAAATGGATACCCGTACGCCACAGGCCTTTGTCGATGCCTTTTTGCTCGAACTGGAAGCCTGGATTACTGCGGCGAACGCCGTGCTGCCAGCAGCCAACAAAGTGACCGAAACATTGTTCATGACGACCCGCGATACCGAAGTCTGGACCCGTCGAGCCGGCTTCGACCTCCATCGCACCATCTATCGACGACCTGTGAGGTAGCCGTATGGGCGGAGGCGGACAAACAAGTAGCGCAGCCGGGCCAAATCCAGTCACACAACCGGCATTTCAAGGCGCCAGTCAAGCCGTGCAGGACGTGCAGACACGCCTGCCGATGACCATGTTCACCAATTGGAACCCACAGCTGACGGCTGGTATCGCCCCACTACAACAGGCTGCCATGCAAGCAGCCGTCGCGGGCATGCAAGCTCCGTCAGGCCTCGACAGCCTCATGCGCATGCAGAATCCGCTCGCGATGATCGCGGCCAATCAGTTCGATATGGCGCGGGCCAACCCGATGATGGAGCAGATCATGGGGCGGCTCGGCTTTGGCGGCGGTGGCAGCCAGGCTCCGATGAACACCGGTGCCGATCTGGCAAGCCAGATCCCCGGCGCTCCGCAGGCCAGCCTGTACAACATGCCACCGATCGACCCGTCGATCGTCACCGCTCCAGTCGGCATGATGCAGTCGAATCCTCCAGTCGATAATATGTACGCGAGCAATCTCCGCGATCGTACCAACCTGTTGCAAGCGCAGCTGGACGCCGGCATGTACGGCTCCGGCGGATATCACGGACCGTCCTAATGGCTATTCCACAGGCAATTCCAGATTGGACTCTGCAACAGTACATGATGGGCAGCCCCGGGCAATCGCCTGCACTGCAGGCCGGCGTCGACGCCTTCAACATGGCGCAGATGCCCGTCATCCAAAACCAAATGCAACTCGCAGGGCTCGGGCAATCGCCTGCCGTCGCGCAAGCCGCGTCGATGGGCCTGAGCCAAGCCCTGACACCGCTCATTCAGTCGGCAATGCAGAATCAGCTGCAGGCCGTCCAATTGAACCAAGGCCAGACCGGCCTGGACCAATCGGCGGCGAATCTTGCCGCGAACATCTACAATCAGGACTATAATCGCCAAATGCAGGCGATGAATAATGCAAGCCAAACTCTGCTGGGTACGGCGGCGAACGTCAACGCCCCGGCGACGCAGCTGCAGTACGCGGGTCAGCAGCAAGGCATCGGTAACCTGGCGGCCGCTGGCCAACTGCAGCAGGACACCGCCCAGAACTTCGCCGACACGAACCGAAATGAATTCCTGCGCCTGCAAGGCTTGGGCGAAGCCTCCGGTACCGGCATGCTCGGCGGCTTCAGTCCTGTCACCACCACGACATCACAATCGTCTAAGTAGGAGGCCCTATGGACTTCAGCAAGCTAATGCCACTCGTCGGTATGGCAGGCGGTGCTGCGCTCGCGCCCTTCACCGGCGGCACTAGCATGATTCCGGCTATGATGGGTGCCGGTGGTATGATGGGTGGTGCCGCAGGCGGTCTCATGGGTGGTCCGCCTCCACCGCCTGTCGGCCCACCGCCGACTGGCATGGCCGCGCAACGACCACCGACTGCCGGAGCGACCGCACAGCAACTACAACAACAAATGATGAACCGGCCGAAGCCGCAATTCGGCGGAGGGATGTAACTGATGTATAGTCCAAAGCCGACGCGTAAGCCGGGTGATCCGCCGAAGCCGTCAACGACCCAACAGCCGCCAGAGGACACGCGATTGCAGTCTGGTGGCCTGCCGCCCGGCGGCCCTGCGATGCTGTTCGGCAACGAGCCCGGTATGCCCCCGCTGCCACAGCCGATGGATGCCATCGATATGGGTCCAGGTGTACCGCCGCCGTCCGGTCCGCCTTCACTGTCCGACACCAGTAATGTGCTGGCAGCCAATCCAGGCGGCATGGGTATGGACATGAACGGCGCCGGTGTGCTGGCAAACGGCGGGCAGCTCGGCCCTGGTGGTGTCGCTCCCGGCGGCTTGCCCGACAACGGCACTCCGTGGACCCCACAGGACAAAATGATGGCTGCGTACCTCGCTGCGACGCTCGGTGGTTCCGTCGGTACGATGTTCAAACGGCCGGCGCCTCCGCCGCCGATCAGCCCCATGGGGCCCGTCAATCCAGCACCAGCCAGCACCCCGACTGCCAGTCAGGCATCGCTGGGCCTGGCCAGCACCCGTAAGTCCAACAAAGGTGGTTTTGGAGGCCGCTAGTGCAAGGTCAATACCTCTTTGGTGACATCCCGATGGATCCGAATGACGATGCCCTGCACCCGCCGTGGGTCACCATCCCGAACGCAGCGGCGCAGTTCACCGCCTTTGGCCTAGGTCCGACGCCGTACACCGCACCGCCCGATGCACCGTCGAATGCCAGCGTCGGTCTGATGCCGCCGTTGCCGATGTTTGGTGCGATGCCGAACGACCCCGGCTTGCCCGGCCTCGGCGCACCGCCGATTGCCCCGCAGAGCGGCAAGGGCGACGGCTTCAGCTTCAGTGACCTGGCTCTGCCGCTGGCCGCAGGTCTGGCCGGTGCCGCCTCCGGCTACGCAACACACGGCAATCCACAGACGGTCCTGCAAGGCCTGTCGCTCGCGCACCACGCCCAGTTGATGCCGCGCCCTGAGCAGCTCCAGCAGCAACAGCAGCAGAAGATGGTACACGACCTGATCATGTCTGGTAAGTTGTCGCCGCAGGCGCTGCAGCGGCTCGGCCAGCAGTACCCGTGGGCGGCACCATACACCGAGGCGATGATGCCGACGGCCCAACGCCAGGCGAAGCTGCAAGGTTTCGTCGAGTCGCAGATTCCGGGCTTCAACGGCACGCCGCCGCCGGCTCCGGTCGAGCCCGCGTCAACTGGCGCCCAACTTGGTCCGTCTGCGCCGACTCCAGCGGCTTCAGCCGCGCCCGGCACCAGCAGCGCCTCTGGCTTTGCCTATCTGCCCGACATGTCCATGGACAGCAAGGGCGACGTCACGATGGGCGTCAAACCGCACCAATTGCCGAAGCCGACTGACCTCGAACAACGCCTGCAGGCCATTCGCAGCGGCCAGGTCAAATCGCCCGACGAACGCATCGCTCTCGGCCTGGAAAAGCCGCTCGAAGAGCCGGCCGCCGTTCAGTCCAACCGAGCCATCGATGTCATCGACCGTCAGATCCAGGTGCTGTCCCAGCAGATGCAGGCAAACCCGCACCCGCTGCTCGAGCGCCGCCTGACCGAACTGATGAATACCCGTGATATGTTGGCACAACAGAACGCCTTTAACCCTAAGTCAACCACAGGACAAAATCTGTATGATCTGCAGATTATCCAACGGCTGAACAATCCCTATGCCGAACAGACGCAACGTGCTGCTGCCACCGGCTCGAGCCGCATGCCGATGAAGACCGCACAGGGCGAGGCCGGTGAAGACGTTCGCATGCTTCAGCAAGGCCGTGACATGACGGCCGACGATCCGCAATTACGCAGTCTACAGTCTGAGGCTGATGCCGCGAGTCTCGGCAAAGACGTCGGCAATGCCGTCTTTCAGCGTCAAGGGCTGAACAGTGTCGTACAGCAATATGGCGCTGACAGTAATGAAGCCAAGGACGCTACGACCGTTTACAACCGCGAAGTCCTGAAGAACCAGGCGCCGAAGCCGACCGATATCGCCGGTCTGCGTGGCGACTTTATGCAGCAGACCAAGGACTTCAACGTCACCCGCGACTTCTACCGGCAAGTCGAACAGGTGCTCCGCACCGGCGGTCCGAACGCCATGGGTGACATCTCCTTCATCACTGCGATGGCTAAGATCCTCGACCCAGGCAGCGTCGTCCGGCCGTCCGAGTCCGGCCAAATCGAAGTCAATTCGCGCACGATGCCGGAATCTATCAAACTGTACCTGAGCAACCTGATCAACGACCCGAAGTTGCTGACGCCGGTCCAACGCCAAGATCTTATCAACACGGTCCGCCAGGCATACGTCAGCCGGCTCCAGTCGGTCGACCAGCTCAAACGGGCGTACAGTCAGAGCGCCGGTCGCCTGTTCCCCGGTGCGAACGCCGAAGACGTCGTCGGCGTCGTCCCATACGACGCGATCGACCTCGCATACCTGCGCGGTCGTCCGGCCACGATGGCTGACGTACAGGCCGCGGCCGACCGTGCCAACAAGGCTGGCCAACCGGCCCTCGCACCTATGCTCTTGCTTCAGCAGGGCATCAACCCCTTCGCCGAAATGGCTCAATGAACGCCTTCGACGCTCTTAAACAACAGCAAGCTGGCAGCGCACCTGCGATGCCACCGCCGGTGCCAGCGCCTGCCACGCCAGGCCCGATGGGCGCAATGCCGCCGCCCAGCCCGACGTCCTTCGCCCCGCCGATGGACGTCATCCGCCGTGTCGCCTTCGAAAACCAAGTCCCTGCGGAGGACATCTATGGTATTGCGAAAACCGAATCCGGCTTTAATCCGAACGCGCGGTCGCCGAAAGGCGCCGTCGGCCCGATGCAGTTGCTCCCCGGCACCGCCGCCGAAATGGGCGTCGTGGACCCGAACGACCCAGAACAGAACTACGAAGGCGGCGCACGCTACTATGCACAACAACTGAAGGCCTTTGGCGGTGACCGCACGAAGGCGCTCGAGGCGTACAATGCCGGACCTGGGCGTGTCGCCAAAGCGTCGAAGACCGGCCTGCCGCTGCCGGCCGAAACACAAGCGTACGTGCCGAAGGTTGAAAAGGCGCGAAGTGAATTTACGCTGCCCGACAGTGCCATCCAGCAGGCGAATGAGCAGGTGTACGCGCAGGAGCCGCAGACTCCGCCACCGCCGGTGCAGATTACAGACAAGGCTGGCACGCCGAAGCCGCCACAGAACGCCTTCCAGGCGCTGCGCGACCAACAGCCGCCATCGCCGCTCGGCAGCTTCATGGACCACCCTGAGCAGGCTATTACCGCCGGCGTCGACCTCGTCAAGCACGGCGCCCAATGGGCCAAAGAGCACCCGCGCGAAGCCGGCCGTATCGCGGTCGAACTAGCGATGATGACTGGTGGCGCCATGTTGGCCCCCGAGGTGGCTGTTCCGCTTGCGGCCGCGCGATTCCCAACAATGGTCGCTCGTGTCACAAATCTGTTGTCGAAGGCTGGCGGTGCAGGTCTCGGCGGCGCCGTCGGTTCGCTGGCAAGCGAAACCTTCGATCCGTCCGGCAGCCCCAAGCGTGCCATCGAACGTGCGGAACAAGCCGGTGAAGCTGGTGCCGTAGGCGAAGGCGCCGGGCAGGCCGCCAGCCGTTTCGCAACCTGGCTTGCCGCTCCGTACCGCAGCCGTCTGACGCCCGACGCAACGCGTACCAAAGACATCCTCGACGCGCAACGACGGCCAGGCGAAAACCGCGCCATTCCACCGAGCGTCCTTGTCGACAGCCCCGGCTTCAACATCACCGAAAAATCACTCGGTGCGACGATCGGTGGCGGCGTCATCACCAAGGGACGTGAGCAAGCCGAACAGCTGGCTATCCGCGCTCTCCGGGAATACCCTGCGCAGTTCGGCAGCCAAGGCGGCACGCAGGTCGAACGTGGCCAACGGATCCAGCAGCGCTACCAGCAGGAACTCGAGGCGTTCAAACAACGGATGGACGCTGGCTATGCAACAGTCGACCGCCTGAACGCGCAAAACCCGATCATGGTCGACATCGAACCGATCAAGCTCGCCGCGGCCCAACGCTGGATACAGCACAGCGGCGGCCTCGTCGACCCCGCCACGACCAAGCTCGTTAACGACCTGCTGCGCAAGCCAAACCTCGTGTCGTTCCGCGATGCGGCCCAACTGCGCAGCGACCTCATGAAGCTCCGCGACCCCGAGGCGGTCGTGCAAGGCCAGGTGCCGGCTATGGGCGAAAGCCTGTCGCAGGCCGTTGACCGCCAGATCGACTTGGCCGGCAATGCGTTGAACCCACAGGCACTGGCCGCCTACCGCCTCGTCAACCGCATGTACCGTGGCGACCCGTCGCGCGGCGTCATCGGCATCCAGCAGTTCGAAGATCCGGCGATCGCCCGTCTGATGCAAGGCAGTCCAGATGCCGTCGCCCCGGGCCTGTTCGGCAAAAACCGCCCTGTCCGCATGGAGTCCATGAAGCAGCTGTTGGGACGGCCAGCTGACGCGACCGAATTCCGCCGCCTGTTCACCGAACATTTGGTGACCGAAGCCGGCGCCGAACCGTCAGGCAAAACGCTCGCAAACGTGCTGTTCAAGTACGGAGACACACTCGAAGCGGTGATGGGTCGGCAGCACGCAAACGACCTCCGCACGATCGCCACGGCGATGGAACGCGCTCAAGGCAATACAATAGGACAGCAAGGCCAAGGATTGATCCGAATCGGGCAGGGCAGCGTGGCGATGTCGATGATCTACAGCAATATGCAGCCGGGGCGGGCCGCGGCGGTCATGTTGATCCCCGGCGCGCTCTCATGGATGCTGATGCGGCCTCAAGTGGCGCACTGGCTGTCTATCGGCTATACACTGCCACCGACCGCCAAGGAAGCCATCAAAGTCGTCGCTCGCATCAAAGCGCTCGCCAAGGCCGACCAAATGCCGATCTACGAAGTCCCGGCTAGTTGGCTTGAGCAAGGTCCGCCGGCTGGGGCTCCGCCTCTGCCGGTTCAGCCACCGCGGGGAGCATCCGCCCCGCCTGCCATTGGTACCAGCGTTTCCGCCCGATAGCTTCCATCGTTACCCGTCCGCCCTGGATCAGCGTATCGATGACGCTGTTCGCCGTTTTGGCCATGATGCCACGGCCACTGCACTTATGGATCAATGTACTGTGGTCGATGCGGCCGGCCTGCCGGATGTATCCGCTCACCGTCTCCAATTGGTCTGATTCCGGCTTCGCCTGCGCAATGCGGACGAGCGCCGCCCCGGGTGCCCACCGTTCGCGGACCAGATCGCGCGCCCGAATGGCGTGCTCCCGGCTGACGGTATACGACAGGTCACACGCGGCCAGCACCATACAGAGCTTCAAAAACAGGTCGTCATCCCGCTGATACATCGGGCGCAAGAACGGGTCTGTCGGCACCTCGCGCGACTGCATCCATTGCACGCGGACGTGCTGAGCCTCGGGCGTCAGGGCGACCGGTCCGGCCATCTGGCTGATCTGCTCGAGCTGCCCCTGGCAGATCCGCAGCAAGTCGTTATAGTTCGGCGGGTATGACGCCTCGCACCAATAGTCATTGTACGAGCCGACGATCGTCACTGTGCGGCCGAAAAAGCCACTGAGGATGGCCTCCGGCGACAACGACTTTTTTAGCCACGATTCGGTCGTCCCGGCCAACCAATTGAGAATGTACTTCTCGATAACGACATCACCCCAGGTCCGCGTCCCTTCCGTCATCGGCACCGGGCTGCCGCTGTACAGATCGGTCAGGTTGGCGATGAAAGATTCGGCGATGGGGCCGCCAGCACCGAGGCTGTTGTACAACTCCGGGTAGACGATCCACGGTGCCTTGTTCGCTTCTTGCTCAGACACGACCGCCTCGCCCTTCTCGCGCTTGGTACTGCGACCGCCCAAGATGTCCAGCAGGCGCTGCTTCGTCAGACCTCCGCGCAGGATCCGGCTCAACAACGATGGCACGCCCTTCGCGTGCATCAACGCCGTATCGATGGCCTCACCCTTGCCACAGCCGGACGGCCCGACCAACAGTACGTAGATATTCGGATACACCTGCTTTTTCAGCTTTTCGATCCAGACCCGGTCGGCCAGTGCCGCCGCGACCAGCGACAGGCAGGCCCACCGGTGGAACGCCGGGGGCGTAAACGTCACCCCAGCGGTATGGATGTACCGGTCAAGGAAGTTCATAAGTCTTGGTAGTGCCGTCGTCTGTCCCATCCGTCGTATTGTTAATGAAGAAACGACCTGTCGCCACCGGCGTCACGAATCCCTGATCTGGCGCAACAAAGTGCGGCGTGTTCGTAAACGTCACCGTCTGATAGCTAATTGACTCCAGACGCACAAGACGGTTCTCCAGCTCAACGATCCGGGCCCGCAGTTCGTCAGCCTCGGCGTCCTTGCGCAGCACCGCGTCGATCAGCACCGCGACGTCAGCTTTCAGACCTTGTAGATCCTCGCTGTGCATATTCACGGCGTCAACGAGCGTTGTCAGATTTGAAGCGCCTGTAATAGCTGCCACAGCAAACCTCCTAACAACGTTAACGCGATGCCGCATCGATGCCCGCAATTCACACATCGATTCCAGATCAGTCGATATTCCCCGACGACGGATTCCCGGACCATGAGCCCTGGACTGCCGGCCCGGCTACACCGGGGGCAAACAGTTCGCCTTGGAAGCCGCTCAATCCATCCGGCTCCGTATGACTGTCCGCCGGCAATGGCGGGAACATTTGCTGTAACGGGGATGACGTTATGCCGACCGGCTGCCTCAGTTGCTGCACCCAGATCTGTACCTGTTCGACCACCTGAGCCAACTCGTCGGGTGTAAAGATTCCACTGCCACGCAGCGAGATCTTGCCCCGGCGAGCGACCCTCAACTCCAGTTTGCTTTTCGCTGTTCCAAACGTCAAAGCGGGCACCATCGATCGCACGCGTTCGCTTCCCATTGTGTCCTCCGGTTGTCATAATGTGTGGTGTACTCCCTTCGCCATGCGGCTCGCTGTCTGCCCCTACGATAGCACGGAAAACCGCCCTGTCAACCGACCGCCACGGCCTCGCGTTGGACGGCCGCCGCCAGCAGCGCCTGGCAGTCTGTCTCCAGTTCTTCGCGACTCGGGAATCGTACGTATTCCTTCGACATTGACCAGTCGGTGCCGATCTTCAGCGTCGCCGGGATGACCAGCGGGCACCGGCCGCCATCGTACGGCAGCGGTGTCTCAAGGTGACGCTTCAAGAACGACGCCACGTCGTACGCTGTCTCCGGCGGGCAGCACACAATGATCGCATCGTGGACTTGCAGGGCCAGACGTGTCAGCAGCCAGCTGACCGTGCGCTGACGGCGCCGTTGGTCGGCCAACCACGCCCAAAACGGTACGATCCCGTTCATATTCGTCATGATGCCGCAATCGGACTGCGGTCGGTACGCGTACGCACGCCGGTACACGCTGTCGTCGAGCCGGTCGTACTGAAACGACAGTGTCCAGCCCCAGACGTTCGTAATGGCCCGGTCGCGCATCACCGCAATGCGTGTGGCTCGCTGCCATTCAGCAATCTCCGGATCCGCCGCCATGATCGCATCGATCATCGTCTGCGCCTCGTCCGGCGTGATGACGACGCCTTGCTTGAGCAGATTTTCGCTGTGGGTTTTGCCGCCCATGCCGTAGTTGCCGGCATGCCGGCTGGTCTTGCCGAGCGTGCGCTGCGGCTTGGTCACCGCGTCGAGCGCGATTTTGAAGATGGCCGCCGCGGCGCGCTTATGCTCGTCGTTCTCCCACGGCTGGGCCTGCGCCCGCCAGAGGAGGTTTTTGTTTCCGGTGAGGAGGTAGGCAAGAATTTTGACAATGCGGTCCTCAGCCTGGCTTGCATCGAGTTCGATAAATACAGTACCTGAGTCAGAGAGATAATGACGTCGCACACTTCGATCGACATTCTGTAAGTTTTGCCCAGTTCGCCCAGGGTTCTTGCTACTGGCAAGTCGATGCGTGTTTCCAGTGACGACAATAGTGTTTTGGTACCGCGCAAGGATGAATCCACTTGGGACGGTGACACACCAGACTTTTCCTTGATACGGGTATTTGGTATAGTCCTCCTGCTGCGATTGTCGCGTTATCTTATGACTGACCCAACAACACCACACAGGTTGTGCGTTTGCAAATGACGTCGATCCTCCACGTTGTGTAATCGACGCACTGTGGCCACAGAGATGCGCGATTGTCTGTACCCATTCGCAATTGACTCGTTGTGTCGAATAATATCGAAATTGCTTTCCCGTCGACGTACATCCATCCCAGTATGCGATCTCACGTAACCATCCCAACAGTGCCGGATAACTAAATTCCAACAATTTGTACGAAAACGTCTTCTCTGGACCGAGAAAGTCTTGATAAGCGGCTGCTAATGTACTTGGTATATATCCACGAAACCATCCAAACTTGGTTTGCCACTCAGTCATGGTAATGCCGACGTTGTCACATAACTGGCGTAGTCGCGTAATTTTTCGAGGTCGCCGTAGGTTAAACACGATACCTTTTCCATGATACGAACCATCGGCCTGAATCGCCGCACACAGGCGTAGAAAATTGACGTCAAGTTTCGTTCCACCTTGATAGAATCCACTCACTGGAATGCGTGTATGCTTGTTTGTGAGGTATAACGATTCTGCTGAAACGACTTGAACTGACTTCGTACCGTACGGAATTGTCGGAATGCGATGGTCTGGCGTATAGACCTGTCGATGAAATGAACTGCCAGCTTGCACCATTTCACCGTCAAACTTCCATGACGAGACATTCGCTTCGGCGTACGTCACGTCACCCGTTACCGAATCCCATTGTGCAACCTGGGTATCTGGTTGGAGTGTTTGTATTTGTCGCCATCCGTGTGGCGTTAAAACTTCCGCCTCAGGAAGCAAACATTCCGTTGTGAACTTGTACTGACACCGTACACGGTGATCGGCATCGGCCACCCCTTCCTTGATGAAGTCCTTGATTTTGCCGGTACGCCGGTACGCGAGGATCAACTCGACAAGCCGGCCGCACGTCGCCTTGTACCGCAGGGCTAGGCTGCGCAGCGCCACGCTGTCGGCCGTCGTCGACTTCTCCCCGGTGTCCTTGCGCAGGCGCTCGCGCTTGGGCAACCGCAGTACGTCGTACAGCACTTCCTGCAACAGCTTGTTGCTAATGGCCTTCTTCGCGATGATCGATTTGCCATATGGCGTCCCGTCCTTGTAGGTGATGTTCGTTGTCGTCTCGATGTCGAGATTGGCACGGTGGGCCGCCAGGTCGACGTCCAGCTGCTGCAGGTGCGCCGCCTTGGTGTGCGGATCCTGCCGTACACCGTCCAACATCATCTTCAGCAGAGGATCGAATAACGGCGGGTAATGCTGCATGTAGCGCGCCAGTTTGCCGTCCGCCTCCAGCACCGGCACAATGCGGTCCTTGATCTCGTAGGTCACCGCGGCGTCGCGGCAGTTATGCACAACATACCCGTTAGCGATAAAAGTCGATGTAGTCGTTGTAATGTCAACAACGTTCCGCACACCTATCTTTTTGATACTGACGATTTGATCCCCATCGAGGCACACGGCACGAATGTGCCCTGCCTCCACGATTCTTTTGTAGTTTTCCTGCAGCCGCGTCGGCTTAAACATACCGAGCAAACGAATCGTATTTCTGGCTCCATTACGTATATAGCCATAATGCACATTACCTGTGGATTTACACGGCCCTCGATACGATGCTTTGAATCCATGCGAAGCTAGTACACGAACAGCACGATCAAAAACTGCACCTGGCTTTTGTGCAAAATTGATCGACCCATACCCATGATGCTTACCATTTTGACCACCGCGCATATGCGTTCCACCGATGGAACCTTCTCCGTCGAGAAAGCCACCGAACCAGGCACGATCCCACGACAGATCGTCAGCCCATGGTTCGACTGCCTGCATTAACTGTGATTTGAATTTTGGTGTGCAACGTAAATCACCCGCGTCAACCCAGTACTTACCAGAATTACCAACCAGCACTTTGTGATCAGGCGTCAACACAAGACGACGGCCGCTCTTTGTAATTATTTCCAAGCAGGCTTTGCGCGCCGCAGCTGTTTTTGTCACTGTTGCAACACGCCAACGGCGGCTTCCTTCGCCTTTATTTTGTTGCCCGCCATGCTCATCAACAGATAGAATTTGCTCACCTGTTGTGATGTCTTTGATTGGCTTCCACGTAAAGTCTGCCATCAGCACCGGTGTCGATTCTTCGACGCAGTTATACCGCCAGAAGTCGTCGATCGACTTGACGTCCTCGAAGGCGCATTCGCCGTCATCCTCGTCCAGGTCTTTGGCGTCGTCCTTCCAATATGGCTCCCGCGTCCAAATACTGGCCAATTTGGCCAAACTGTGCTTGCTCGCGCTGTCCCAGGCGTGGCTCAGGCACAACGTGTCCCAGCGGTGATTCACCACGTCGATGTCGCGCTCCCGCTTGAGATGATAGCGGTCAAACAGCCCATTCTGCAGCACTTTGGGCACGCCGTGACCACAGACAGCCTTCACCAGCGACCAGACTAACGCCAAATCCGCCTTGTTCCCCCAGTAGTCCAGCGTCGTCGGCACGCAGATCGCCCAATTGGCCGCCGGTGCAAATGCAATACAGGTGATCCGGCTCGCCCCGTACGCCTTGCTGACCTTCGTCTTGCCCGACTTCAGCACCTTCTCACGCAACACCACCTGGCGTGGCGTCTCAATGTCCAAGCTGACCGCCTCGAACGCCGGCAAGTCCTTCACGAACTGCTGCACGTCACGCAACGTCGGCCTGATGTGCAGCGCCCGTTCAGGCAGTCGCAGCTCCCGGAACTGGCTATCGCCGGCGATCCGCGCCCAGTCGTACCGGCACCATCGCTCGAGCGTCGCCGCCCGAAACGTCTCCTGTGGGTGAATCGTCGGAATGACCTTGATGGCCCGGCCGCGTGCATCAACGTACTGCAGAATACTGCCCCGCCACTTCGACAACTTCCGCTTGCCGGTCAGTGCCGTTAGTGCGACCTCATCCATCGGCACGATCACCCACGGGTCGGTGAGCTTCGCCAGCCGCTGGTGCAACAGTTCAACCGCATACTCCACCTCCGCTTTCGGCTTCGTCCTCAGATTGTCCTTCACCACCCGGTCGGTCACAATCGTCGTAATGTACACGTCGCTGCGGCGCAGACCGACGCCCTGCAGCCACTCCTCAAAACGAGAGCCCGCTGGTCCGACCAGCAGGCCCTCCTTGACGACGTCCCATTTCCGCGCACTATCGACGACGACGACGATGCGTGCGGTTGTTGGACCGACGGCCAGCCGCGCACCCGTCATCGCTGAACCTCCGGCACCTTCTGAAAGTCGTCGTACATCGACTCTAGCTTGACGGCCAGGAACACTGCATAGTTCGCCATATCGAGCGCATCCTCGACGGCCGTCTTCATCGCCGCCCGGTGATGCTCATGGTCGATCGCCTCCGCGATGTACTTGTTCGCCCCGGCTAGCCGTGCCTGCCTGTGCTTCAGCTCAGACAACAAATCATCTACGGTGTACAGGTCGAGCATCGGCGTATCGTGATTGCGCCCCTTGGCGTCACGGTCGACACAGATCGCGCGCATCTCAGCCAACTTCGCATCATACCGCTTCCACGGGAACCGCTCAGTACTGTCCAGTGTGCTCACGCCTTCACCTCCTGGCGTTGTGCTGCTTGCGCCGCCGCCTGCCTGGCCCACTCCACGAACTGCCGCACATCGGTATCCGCCGCCATCTTGCCGCTGTCTTCCAGCACCTTCGTCACCGCACGCGTCAACTCGACGATCAGCGGCGTGCCGTCCTGCGTCCCGATCATCAACTTTCGCCGCATCTGCTCCGCCTGCCAGAACTGCATCTCCCCTTCGCTGTAATTGATCATCCACTTCACATAACTGTCCGGCACGTCCTTCAACGCCGTGCCCTTATACCGCCCATGGTCCAGCACCATATTCGGATCGCTGCTGTTCTGCGCCATCGCCGTCTGCCCTCCCTTGCCTGCAATCATAGTTGGTCGCGGGGGCCGGATTCGAACCGGCGACCTTCAGCTTATGAGGCTGATGAGCTGACCACTGCTCTACCCCGCACCAACCAGAGTGTCGTATGTGATGCTACGTACTCTACCCTACTGGCTCACACCTGCCCGGGGCGGAAGGGCGGCGGCGTCGCTGGTTTGCCGACCGCGGCCGCCGCACTCACCGGTGCGCCGCCGACCGGCCGCTCACCGACCCGATACCACCGGCGCGCACGGTTGCGTTCGGTGCCTTTGTACTTCGGGTCTTTCTTTCCGTCGTCCACTTCGATGCCGATCTCGGCCAGTACCTGCTGTCCCTTCGCCTGGCTGCAGACCAAGTCGACCGCACCGGTCTTCGGCACGCCCGCCTTATCAATGACATGCTTCCAGATCTTCGCCCCGACGGCATTCGCCCAGGTCTTCGGGTCATCGGCCCCAAGGTCATCATCGCTGCCAATGACGAAATTCTCAAAGTACAACAACCCTTTCTGAGCCTCCGGCTCGAGCACCTTGAACGTGCCCTTGATCATGTACTTGCCGCCACCGCTCGCCGTCTCCTCCATGTTGTCGATTTCGAGCTTATACAGCTGCTCTGGCAGCACAACCCCGGTGTTCTCAGGAATCACATCCCATGGCACTTGCTTACTCATACCTGGCCCTCCCTTTGTGTGGACAAAACAGCCGGCAGCGGAATTGCCGCCGGCACTGCGAACCTGCTAGCGTACAATATGGCGGACTTGTCTGCTAGCCACTACCCCTAGTGGGGTCAACGTAGTCGAAGCGTCTACATATTGCACTTGTGCGACGCCGTGCCTTAAACTGCGCCTTGTCACGCCCTGCCGCCATCACCACTCCTACAACATGCCCTTGATCGCCCTCTCGACTTCCTCGTACGACGCCCGGCACGGATCTGGCAACGTGTCCAGCTGAGTCGCACAGTTCCAGCCGCCGCCGGCCCGCGTCTGCCACAGGTACAGCCGATCGCCCTTCGTGTCGCGCAGCACATGCTGCCGGTACAGCTCGCTATATCCGGCAGGATTACGTTTGCGCAGGCGGCCCGGCGCACTGGGATTGCGCACGATCTCCCCATTCACCTCGTCCTTATCCTCGTCGATGTGCGCAACGACGACGATCCGCATCGCCATGCTGCCGAACCGGATCATCAGCATCTCCTCGAGCATGTCGGTGCTCGCGGCGAACCACTGCCTCGGCTCTTTCGTCGTCGGATTCAGCTTATACTGGCTCCACTTGCGCGACGCGATCTCACAGAACGTAATGCTGTCTAGGATCAACGTCCCGTGTTGCCACGCCGCCATATCCTTACCGAAGGCGTCCACCCGCTGCAGAAACCGTTCGTACGCCGCCGGTTTGCGCGGATCCGTGTCGATGTAATGCTCGATCTGCACCTTCAGTTGCCCGTCGGCGCCCAACACATACTCCACCGGCGTCCCGAATTGATCCTCCTGCTGGTGAATCTGTCCGCCCTCCGCCAACCACCGCTTCTTGTACGGCATTTCCTTCCCGTACGGATCCCACATCCAGACCAGCTGTGGCGTCGGATACGTTGCCGCGCTGGTCGACTTGCCCGCCCCGCTGTCTCCGTAGATCAACGTATGCCCTGCGGCATACACCGATGGTGCCGGTGCGTTGATCGACGCCCCCGGTTGCCCTGTCTGCTCTGCCTGCTCTGCCATCATGCCGTCTCCCTTCATTGGATGGTCTTCCGTCAACGACTTACTTCAACAACTGCTTGAGTTCGCCCAGCAGTTTCGGCTTGCCAGGTCGCCCGAATTTCGGTCCATTGCTCATCGTCGATGTCCATCACACACAGCAGGATCTACGGGTTTCATCGTATATGCTACCCAGCCATTACACTTTGGGTCATACCGCCAGACCTGACCTTTATCGTCCAAGCCGAGCGTGCTATACGTCAAGCCTGTAGCCCCTTCCCACTGCGCAATGACCAGTTGTTTTATCTGTAACGTTGTTTTACGCATGCGCTATGTTCTCACACTTTTTTCGCCTGTCAAGACGTCCGCCTCGCGGCAATAAAACGCCACCGAGCCTTCGATGAATGTGCCGTATGTGGTGATATTCGTGAGCCGCCACGCCAGGCCCGGCTGTCCCTGCCGCCGCTTCAACACCCAGTGGTGCAGCACGTACGGTTGCTTCGACGTCGGCGCCTGCCACAGTGCTAGCACATGCGGACCTTGCTGCCGCACGAGTAGCACCGTGACGGTCTGCAGGAAGTCCGGCCCATCGCGCTCCAGCTTCTGCCGTGCCCGCCGCAGATGTGGCTTCGCCTTCGCCATCAGGGTGCCCCCACGACCGACTTCGGCTGCCGCACCGCCTGGGGATCCCACACCCCAGCCTGTTCAAAGATACTGTCGACGTACGTCGCCGGCCGGCCCAGCGCACAGAAGTCCGCCGCGATGCACTGCCGGCACACCCCGCCGCCCTGCGCAAACTGCCCTTCCATCGGCACCATCGGCAGATCCGCCGCCGTCCGCACGCGTTCGAGCCGCGCCCGGTACCGCCGTGCCAGCTGGATGGCGTTCGCCCGCCAGGCTTCGATCTGCTGCGGCGTACGGCTCACCGGAAACAACTCCATCTCCGCGTGCATCAGCCCACATTCGCTGTACTGCACCCCGTGGTCGCTACACCGCCGGTTGCTATTCGGGATCTTCTTGATGTTGATGGCGTTGATGAACGCGCCGAGGTACGGCAGGCCGGTCACCTCGCGCAGACCCCACAGATACCCGGTCACCTGGCTGGCCGTCCGGTACCCGCGCTTGTACTCCGCCGTAATGTACGACCCGGTCGACTTCGTATCGACGACGTACAAGCTGCCGCTGCCCCGCAGCACCGCCTTGCCCACATCCGGCGTGCCGGTGTACCAAATGTTGAACTCAGGATCCAACAGCACCATAAAGCCCTGTTCGATCGTCGACACGTCCACTTCGAACGGCAAGTGCGCGTTACGGACGCAATACTCCCCCAGGATGACGCGCAGATTCGCCAACGTGTACGCTTGGTACGACTTCTGCTGCTTTTCGTCCATCGCCGCAATCGCCTGCCCGATGCCCATCGCCGTGTACGCCGCCTCGAACGCGGCTAGCACGGCCGCCGGCGCCCCACCGGCAAAGAACACATCCATGCCAGCATGCACCGCGGTCCCGACGTTCATCTTTACCCTCACGCCCGGGGCGTCATACCCCAGCCCATACCGCAGGCTGGCGTGCGTCTGGCACACTGCCTCCGTCGCCAGAATGCTGTTATCGACGTAAAGCCGACCGTCCTGCTGAATTACTCCGTGCTGCATCGCTCCTCCTTGGCTTGTTGTTGCGCGATCGCTTCCAATTCTTGCCGGACGGCTAACGAGACAGCGGCATGACAGTCAGCCATCTCCGGCTGATACCACCCCGGGACGAAATGCACCAGGTTGCCGAACCGCCGGACCGGCATGTTGTACGCCCGGCATGTCTCAGCCACCGGCGCCCCAAGCCGGATCGCCGTCACAATCAGCTGTACGATATCCGCTCGCCGCTTCCGCGTCATCCGGCTTGCACCCATCACCGCCAGTCCTTCTGCGTCGGCTCCCGCAAGACCGCCAACACTAACGCCCGCCGCTGTGCCAGTGTCAGCTCAGTGACCTTCGTGCCCACGTATGTCTCCTGCATGATAATCGCATTCCACAGGTCGATGGCCCGGATGCCGGCGGCCCGGCACGCCTCGACTGGCTCCACGCCCAGCCGGATCGCGACCAGCACCGTCTCAACCGCTTCGTTCGGCTTCCAGCCGCTATAGTTACGCGTCGGCCTCACCAGATCATCCACCATGACAGCCCTCCCACCACGAGCCAGAACACCGTCTCGTCATCGAATCGGCTCGGCGGCCATTGCTTCCTCGGCCTGCTGCGCTGTGCCATCAGTAACACTCCACTGTACACAGTCCGCCGAAGCAGCACTGCCAGCACACCCGGCCGTCCGGCAGCACCCACATCACACACCCGTCACCCCACTGCCAGACTAGCACGAACACGGCCAAACACAACCCCCACCGCCACCCTCGGCTCACCTGCTGTACCATGAATGACCTCCTTGGCTGATAACGTCCCAAAACGGCAACCCCAGCGCTCGAACCGCCTCGAGCGTGCCCACTTGTGCCGTAACAGCGAGCAAGTGCTTCTCCTCGTCCGTCAAATGCCGCGTAAAGCGAAACCACGTCAGCCCTGCGTCCATTTCGACCTGACAGGACACAATATCGTCATATACAGACTTAAAATAGTACGTTACCGCCATTACCACACCACCTCTGCCGATTCGAGCCACAGCACCACCGCTGGCTGGCACAGCAGCCGCGCCGTCACCACGGCCGCCTTGCGGTCCACTTGCCAGACCTCGTGGATGATCCGCACCGTCTCATTGCTGATCTGCACCACCGTCTGATGGCCCACCATCGCGCACAGCGTCCAACAGCCCTGGCAGGTCGTCAGTAACACGATGTGCTCTTCCCCCAGGAAATACTGCACCGAGAACGATTCGTCGAATCCTGAGACCGTTCCGGTCGCCGGCGGGCAGTTGCTAAAGACTTCGCCGGTCTGCCGCTGCAGTCGGCTCAACAACCGAGCATGCCGCCGCGCATGCAACATATCGTCGACGATTCCGACATAGACGTAGTACAACGTCCCAAAGAAGCCCATCGTCGCCAGACATGCCGGCATGTTCCCAGCCGCCGCCTGCGTCAACACGCTGACGGCTTGGACCGTCAATCCTATGACACCTACCGTCAAAATAATGACGTCTATGCGCTCAAGCCAGCCTGACTGTCTCATTTTTGACACAATTCCCGGACCTCCTTAGTCAAGATTCAGCTGAAGTTCAGCAAAAATTCTGAATCGAAATCGTAGACAGCTAAACGACTTAGACCCTAAATTCAGAATTCAGGGGGGGTCCCCAGGTGTGAGCCTGTTCGACCGCCTGACCGACCGACCCCTCGCGCGCGCACGATTCCATAGAACCCAATTATTTTAATTCTTACTCTCTTAGGGGGAGGGGGGCTCGTTCCGCCATCCGACCGTTCGTATCTTTTTCGATACACTTTTGGTCGAACACTCTCCCCCCTGGCACCCCCACCTGAATCCTGAATTTTGGACCTAACTTCAGTCGCAGTCAGCAATTTTGATTCAGAAAAATCGCTGAATTTCAGCTGAATTCTGGGCCGTCAGAGCTGTTTGTCCAAGGTTTTCCCCTGCTCGGCGGCCAGTTCGTCCAAGGTTTTGGTCCAATTGATCCGGCTTTTCCAGATCGACTCCTCGAACACCCAGGCTAGCCGGTCCCAGCCGGCGATCGGCTTGAACGCCCGGGCCAGGATCCGGCTGGCGACCCGTTGGTACCGGCTGTGCAGTTCCCTGGTGGCATCAGTGTCCGCCCTTGGGAACGGCTCACGTCGTCCTTTGCTGTCACGTCTGACTTCGGCAACCCGTCGCGTCTCGATCACCGCCTCCGTCATCAGCACTGGGCTCTCGCCCTGGCGCCGTCGATTCGCTCCCAGGTAGGTGATGTACCCTGTCAGCTTCGTCCGGTTGATCTGGTTGCTGCCACGACGCTTCAACGCCTCCAGGAGATATGTGCCGGTATATTGCTGTAGCCAAATCGCAAAGCCGTCAGGCGGCACTGTTGACTGTCCGGCCAACAGGCCATTCGCCAACATCCGCGACCGCCACAGCCTGGCCAGCAGGTTCACCTGCCGGACCCGTTCGGCCTCCGCCTTCGTCCGTTTTCGTGGCGTGCTCATAATTCCAGCGCCTCCGACAGGCCGGCGGCTGGTGGCAGCCCCGGACAAGCCACCTCCGGCACCGCCTGGCCGTCTTTGCACGATCGTCCACTCATTCGCCACGCTTGCCACATCACATGCGGCACCAGGGCTCGTCTGTTTGCTTCGATCACGGCGTCTGTCCGGTCGCCGCAATTGACGCACCGCCAACTGTTGCCTTCGTCCGCCAGCGCCAGCACCGCCTCCACGTCGGCTGGCGTTCGCACCGGTACGTCCGCAATCCGTCCCTCCAATACCACCAAGCCGCCACAGCGTCTGCATTGTGCCATCGTGATCGCCCTCCCTCTTGGATTGTGTCTGTTTGCCTGCTTGCCTATGCCCGCCCCGGCACCACCAGCTCATGCGTCTCGCCCCAGGGCGCCTTCGCCTTCGACGTGGCCACCCAGAGCACCGGGTAGGCTGGCTCACGCTCCGGAAACGGCCCTTCGAGGTCCGTCAGATAGATCGCCGCCGCTAGCTGCCAGCCTTCGCGTTCAGCCTTGGCGAACGGCGGCCGGAAGTCGGTCCCACCGCGCCCGACCGGCCGGAAGTCGATCTCCTGGCCTGGTGTGTATTCTTGCACGCCGCCCTTCGCAGCAATTGCCGCATCGCAGTACACCACGTACGTCCGCTTCGGCTTGGCCCGCGTCAACACATCGTTCAAGCACCCGGCGAAGTACTCCAGCTCCTGTGTGCTCACACTGCCAGACGTGTCGACGAACACGCCAATCGCTGGCATCACCTCACCGCGCAGACTCGGCAGGTACAGTCCTTGTGCCAGATAGTTCCGGTTCGGATACGTCCAGTCATAGTCGTCGAAGCACCGATCGGTGATCAAAAAGCGCTCGAGCAGGGCCGGCAAGTCCACTGGCGGCTTGCGCATGCGGTCGAGCAGTTCGGTGATGTGGCCCGGCGTCTTGCCCGGAGGCATGCCGGCCGCCGCTGCCTTCACTCGGCCTTCCCATTGCTGCTGTTGGCTCTGTTGCTCGCCGGCGCTGCCCTGCGGCTCCAGCATATCGCCGACGTGCCATGCGGCGCGCCCCATGGCCTCGTCCAGCGCCTGGGCCAACCGTTGGTACTTCGCATCATCGCGGATCTTGTCGTACACCGCCTCGGCCGTCATCCCAGCGTACTTTTGTTCGAGCAGGCACCCGTCCGGCAGCGTCAGCCCCGCCTGCTTCAAGTCCCAGTTGATCACCAGGTCGCCGGCGATGTTCCACAGTGAGGCCTGCCGGTGCTGCCGGCGCCACACGTGCCCGCGGATGACGTGCTCCACCTCGTGGACCAGCACCGCCGCCAGCTGTGGCAGCGTCCATTTGGCGATGGCGTCTGGTTGTACGTACAGCCGCTCCCCGTCGGTCCCGGCCGGCGCCGGCAGATCCGCCTTCACCTGTACGTACATCTGCATCGCCAACAGCGCATAGAACGGCTGGGCGAACAGCAGCTTTGTCCGCGCCCGGGCCACCCGCTGCAACGTGTCGTGTTCTGT